GATCGGAAGGTGGGGCTAGGGGGTGGGAGGCGCGTTTGAGAGAACCTAGGTCTGAGTTCTTGGACTATGTTGTCAACGCTGTCGCCCCTCGGCCTCGTGGTGTTTCTCGAGTGCAGGCTATTTTAACTTCTGGTAAGTGGCGGATCGTATCCATCCCCCCCCTTGTGGATAACGCTCTCCGTCCCTTGCACAAGAGTCTGTACTCTCACCTCTCTAAGTTTCCTTGGCTTCTTCGTGGAGATGCAAAAACCCAATCTTTTCGTGGATTTCACACCTGTGAAGGTGAAATCTTCGTTAGTGGCGATTACGAATCCGCCACTGATAATTTGCATTTGGGACTCCAGAAGAGGCTTCTTGAGGAAATACTGTCGCGTGCTCATACTGTTCCAGGCGGTATCGTTAGACACGCCATTTCTACTTATGGATCGGAGTTGTCTGTCAGTGGAAGTGACTTGATCCGAGAACAGGGTCGAGGGCAGTTGATGGGGCAGTTGACTTCCTTTCCCATGTTGTGTCTCATAAACTACATTACTTTTCGGTATTCCATACCGCGGGAGTCTGTTCCTGTGCGTATAAATGGCGACGATATCGTTTTTCGTGCGACGCCTGACGAGGTCTCTCGTTGGGAAAGTAATGTAGCTAAGAGTGGGTTGGTGTTGAGTAAAGGGAAGACCTTGAAGGACCCTAGGTTCTTCACCCTTAACTCTACCCCATTCTACGCGTTTCGCGATAGAGTGGGTAAGATTCCTTTCGTCCGGCCTTCGTCGGTCTGGAAGGACTCTACACCAATCGAGAGAGTTTATTCGCTGAATAGTAGGTTCTACTCAGTGGTCTCCGGATTCTCGAGGTTGCGGACTAGGATGGCTCGGTCCTGGTTTGTCCGCGAGAATCTGGTGGAGGTGGCTTTGTCACGTCGCTCTCTCACACGTGGGTTAGGGTTAGCTGTGGACCGGGAGATGCTACATGACGTTGGATTGTGGCATAGGGAGCTCTTCTATCTCGAGCAGTGGACAGAGCCGCCCTTACCCCCCAGGGATCTGGGGGAGCTCCCGAGTGGTTGGAAGATTGTATCGCGTCACCGTGTGCCCGATGTGAAGGAGGCCGAGCGTCTCTGGAACGAAGCATGTGTGTCTCACGCGTGGTCTTCTGATTTTTCACCGAGCGATTTTGATGAGGATGTTCTCCTCGCCCGGGTCCGTGTTGGCTGTTCGCCGTACGGCCTCGGGAGTATATCCAAATCCAGATCTGCCAAAATGTTGGGGCTTTCACGGTCTCAACTCTGGAAGTGGGTGTATCGAAGGAATAACGAATCCGTCTTCGGTAGGGTTCGTTTTTCCAGAGGGAAGGGAGTGTGGGTGAAGGAGGACTGCGACACGGGGATTGGATCCTCCGCAGTTGATCAAGAGCCGGAGTCGTGGTGTCAGAACTTTACGGTTGTCGACGATACTGGTGCTTTGAGCAGTGTCGTTTTCTCACGCTTTCACCAGTGTGAGGGCCGGTCGGAGGATTGTGCTTGTCAGGGTTCCTATCAAAGGTGCCCTGCTGAGTCTCTCGTCCGTGTCGAGGAGACTCTCCCTGTTTACATGGAGAGCCGACCCGTGGAGTTTTGGCAGTTCGCTCCTCCACCGTCTCTGTTGGTGGGTGTGAGGGACCCCTCTGGGGACCGTGGCGGCGTTGCTGAGTCCTGTCACGGGGCGCTTCGGGGTGCGGCGACGTGCCCCGTTTCTTTGGTCGCTTAATAGGTTAGGGACGAGTGTGGCTCCTTAGGTTTGCCTAAGCTGTGGTCGGTACACAGGTCCTGGGACTACGAGTAGGCGCGACTCCGGTTTTCCGGTTTAGGCCCAGTCGTCGGTGTGGCTGTGGTGTTCCCCTTGACCGGGTAAATAGCCATTGTCGGGTTGCCGATTGGGTGCGTCGTATCGGCGTAAAGCCCTGCGGGGTGGCTCCAGTGTAAAGCGTGCTCCCTTAGTGGAGCGTTAACCAGAGGTTAGAGAGACGCGTGTCCTGGGCGGGTTGGGGCGGTTGCCCTTGTCCCGGTCGACACCTTGAGGCGGT